GTAAAAAAGTGACATATTTGTAAGCATAAGAATGACACATGGAAATTAAGCCACCGACATACCTGAGCACCAAAAGAGCAAAGCAGATTTTTTCGGATACGCTGGCCATGCTTAGCGAGGATAGCGAGAAATCGGTGGACGTTGATATGATAGCGAGCTATGCCTACTGGACTTACGAATTTGAGCAGCTTGCAAAGTTCATCCGTAAAAATGGCCGGACAATCACCGATAAAAACAAACAAGTTCGGGCGCGCCCTGAAACCCGCATCATCCGAACGGCGGCGGATCAGCAGCGTCACTATGCCAAGGCTCTTGGCCTCGATAGATACACAAGGATGAAAGCTGCAGGTGCATCGGGCAAAAACAAAGAGGATAAATCCGACCCGATCGGAAAGCTAATGGTGAGAACCCGAAAAGCCGGTTAAGAAAATCCAGGATAACCTGGTAGTAGATAGCCAACAATACGAATGGGCAAAAAGCCCTGGGAAAAGTACATGGATGATGTGCTCAAAGGCCGAAGGCTGGCCGGAGAGCTAGAGCGGCTATCAGTAGAGCGTTGCGCCCGACTGATGGCTGATCCTCGTTATGTCTTCGACGAAAACGAGGCGAATCGTGTACTAAATATCATTTCTCATTTTCGGCACACCAAGGGCAAATATTTCGGCAAAAAATTTGAGCTATTCCCCTGGCAGTCGTTTTTCTTCGCCTACATTTTTGGCCTACGCCACCGAAATACTGATGGGTCCCCCGGGCCGCGGGTGACTCGAAAAGTGCTGCTTTGCATGGCCAAGAAAGGTGGGAAATCAGAAATCGGCGGCGCGATGGGCGTGCTAATGACCTTTTTCGACGAGGAGAATGGTGCCGAATGCTACTCAGCGGCCAATACCTACCACCAAGCGGGCTTTTGCTGGAAGGCCGCCCGCACCATCGTAAAGCAGCTGGCTCAGGAAAGCGAGGAGGTGCAAAATTCCCTCTACGTATACGATAGCATGAATCGTATGTCTATCGTGAACACCACCAGCGACAGTTTTTTTGAAACTATTGCCAGCAACGCCAAAACTCTGGATGGAGTAAACCCCCACTATGGCGTGCAGGACGAGTATCACGAGGCCGCCGATTCTTCAATTCCTGATAACCTGGAATCCGGCATGGTATCACGTGAGCAGCCCCTGCTGATGATTGTTACCACCCGAGGTTTTAATCTGGGCGGCCCCTTGTTCCGGCTGGAGCAAAACTATATTTCTATCCTGCGGGGCACCTCCGAAAACCCGAGCGTTTTCCCCCTTATCTTCTCGCTCGATGAAGACGACGACTGGGAAGATGAAACCGTATGGGAAAAAGCCAACCCCGGGCTGGGCCGAGCTCCCACCATGGAGGGCCTACGCGAAGAGTTTATCAAGGCCCAAACCGAAGGTGCCAGCCGGGAAGTAAGTTTTAAGACCAAGAACCTAAACATCTGGGTAGGTACCGCGAAAACATGGATTAAAGACAGCAACTACCAGCTCATCGCCCAGCCCTACACCTGGGAAGATATGCATGGATACACCTGCTTTGGCGGCCTGGACCTGGCCAGCACGAACGATATCGCCGCCCTGGTGCTGTTGTTTCCCCCGCAGGGCGATCTGGAGGAATTTCGATTTCTCACCCGCTTCTGGTGCCCCGAGCAAGGTGCCGAGCAGCGCACCAGAAATGACAAGGTAACCTACCTAGACTGGGCCGCAGACGGGTACCTGCAGCTCACCGAGGGCAACGTCACCGACTACGAAACCATCGAAAACGAAATACTGGCCATCCCCGAACAATTCCAGATTCAAAGCATCGCTTTCGACCGCTGGAACGCCAGCTATCTCTGCACCCGCCTCATCGATCGCGGGGCCCCAATGATACCTTTCGCACAGACCTTGCAAAACTTCAACGAGCCCGTAAAAGCCATCGAGCGCCTTTTCAATTCTGGAAAAATCAACCCGGGCGTAGATCCCGTTATGCGCTGGATGTTCGGCAACGTAGCGATTAAAGAATACAACAATCTCAGGCGAATCGACAAAGACAAAAGCCGCGAAAAAGTAGACGGCCCGGTATCGCTGGCGATGGCAATGGGCGAATACCTCAACAATCCCGAGCTGGGAGCAATGGATTTCGATATAATATGGAAGTGATGGACCAGATAGAACTGATCAAACTAATTCGTACCGACCGCTATTTCGAGCGCTACTACGAAATTCTGCCTGAATGCCCCACCAAAAAGGCCGCATGGCTGCGCCTGGAGTCGGAAATATTTAGCGATGAGCCCGACTACTGGAGATACAAAACCTACGAATCATTTCGGGTCAGCCTGAGCAATTACCTGAAAAGGTTACAACTTAGGGGAGAAAACATATTATTACAAAAACGTCGAAAAACGAAAACGAATTAACACATTTCGTTTCGACATGCCCCCATATTTGGGGGTATGGAAACAAAAACGCGCGAAACTAAGTCGTTATGGCGTCGGATTATGTCCGGCGACATTTTCCGGCGTAGTTCCTATAGCGATCCTACCCTGAACGTAGGCCCGTCTGCCGCTTTTTCTTCCTGGTCCCTGATCTTTCCCAGCCTTACCGAAAAGCCTACGGTCACTGAGGCTAACGCTCAGGGAATCCCCGCATTCGGTCGCGCCGTGGATATCATCTCCACGCAAATTGCCTCTCTCCCTTTCAGCGTTTACCGCAGCACTGATGACGGTGGAGTAGAAGAAGCCGCAACCCATCCGCTCTACCGGCTTTTGAAATTTCGGCCGCATCCGCTGTATAATACCTTCGATTTCCGTGCCGCCCTGATTCGCCAGCTGATGCTGCGCGGACAGGCTTACGTGTTGCCGGAAGTAGCCGGTGGCAACCGGGTCACCAGACTGACATTGCTGGACCCGCCCGCCGATATCTTTGAAACGGATGGCATATACTTTTATAAGTTCGCCAAGTACGAGCGGCCGCTGCGCTCCGAAGAAATCCTCCATTTCAAGCTAAATAGCCTAGACGGGATCAACGGGCAAAACCCCCTGAAAATCTACGCCGAGACTTTTGCCCGGGCGATCGCCGAGATCGAAATGGGCACGGCATATTACAGCAACGGCGGCCACGCTTCCAGCCTGCTCACCCCGAAAACCCCGATGAACCCCAAGCAGGCCGAGCAGGCCATGGAGTATTTCAATAAGATGTCCACCGGCCGGGACAAAATCGGCAAAGTCGGTTTTATGCCCTTTGGTATGGACCTCCAGAAGCTCTCCGATTCGATGAACGATTCTAAGTTCAACGAGAGCCGCCGGCAGACTGTCTCCGATATGTCCAATATCACCGGCGTAAACCCCATTATGCTGGGTGACCTGGAGCGCGCCACCTTCACCAATGTAGAAGAACTGAACCGAATTCTTGTCCAGTTCACCCTGCGCACCTACTGCAAGGTGATCGAAACGGAAATGAACTCTAAACTATTCTCCGAGCGAGACATGGGCCGGGTTTACGTCCGCTTCAACATGGATGGATTACTGCGCGGTAACACCAAAGACCGCGCCGAACTATACAGCACCCTCTATAATATCAGAGCGATCAACCCGAACGAGATTCGGCGCCTGGAAAATATGAACCCTTACGAGGGAGGGGATCAATACGGCCTGCCCTTGGCCAGCAACGTAAAAGAACCAGCCGATGCCGAAGCAGAAACCGAATGAACAGGCCGAATACCGCTGCTTTCCCGTCGAGCTGCGCGCAGCCGACGGCGAAAACGGGCGTACCGTCACCGGATACGCCGCCTTGTTCGATAGCGAAACGGATATGGGCTGGTATACCGAAGTGATCGACCGCAGTGCTTTTGAAGGTACAGACCTCAGCGATGTGCGCGCCTTGTTTAATCACGATCCCAACCAGATCCTGGCGCGCAGCATGAGCGGCACACTTACCCTGGAGGTGGACGAACGCGGCTTGCGCTACAGTTTCGAGATGCCCGATACCACGCTCGGCAATGACTTGCTGACCATGATTCGCCGTGGCGATATCTCGCAGAGTTCCTTCGCATTCTCGATCGATCAACAAGAATGGCACGAGCGCGAAGGCGAAAAAGAAAAACGAGTCCTAAAGCGATTCGCCAAAATCTACGATGTAGCCCCGGTCACGTACCCGGCCTACAGCGATACCACGGTCGCCGCCCGCAGCCGCGACCAATTCAACGAAGACCGGCCAGCACCGAAACACAATCAGGATTTGATTGAGGGGCTGGCATTTCTATACGCAACCCGCGGGCGGCTGTCCGCACGCAAAATTCAATAGCAATGACCAAGAGTCAAGAAATGCGGCAGCAGTGGCAAGACCTGACCGCGAAAATGACGCGCAAGCTGGAAACCATCGCCAGCGAAAACCGCGCCTACACCGATGAGGAGCGCACGGCCATGAGCCAGATGCGTGCCGAGATCGAAGACCTGGAGCAACGCATCAAAGACCAGGAGTTCATCGAAAAGCGCGAAGCAGACCAGGCCGCGGCCGAGGCCGAGCGCCGTGAAAAGCAGCGCCGCCAGGATGCCGCCGCCACTGGTGGTGGCGAACAGCGCGACCGCCGCAAAATCATTTCCGAGTATCGTTTCATCGATGCGATCCGCGCCCAGTTGCCGCACGGCAAACTGGAGGGCCTGACCAAGGAAATGCACGAGGAGGCCGTCGCCGAAGCCCGCGCCGCAGGTGCCAACGTGGACGGGATCGCCGTTCCTTCCTTTTTCGTCGAGCTGCCCGAGCGGCGCGATCTAGTCGTCGGCACGGCCGCTACGGCTGGAGATACGGTAGCTACCGACCTCACCGGATTTATCGGCCCGCTGCGCCCCCGCCTGCGGGTGCGCGAACTCGGCGCCACGCTGCTCACCAACCTCACCAGTAATATCGAGATTCCGCGCCAGACCGGCGTCACCTCGGCAACCTGGGAAGGGGAAATCGATGCCAACGCCGAAAGCGATCCGACTTTCGATAAGGTAGCCATGAGCCCGAAGCGGCTCGGTGCCTTTACCGAAATCGGTAAGCAGTTGATCGCTCAAAGCTCGCTCGGTATCGAGCAGCTGGTGCGCAACGATCTGCAGGTAGCCATCCAGACCGCTCTGGACCTGGCAGCCATCAACGGCAGCGGCTCCGCACCCGAGCCCCGCGGTATCCTCAACACGGTGGGTATCGGCAGCGTGGCGATTGATACGAACGGTGGCGCACCGACGCGCGACCACCTCGTAAAGCTGGTAAAGGAAATTATGGTCGATAACGCCGATATGGGTGACCTTGCTTTCCTCACCAATCCCGAGGTAATGGCAAAGCTGATGACCACCAAGGTGGACGCCGGCTCTGGCCAGTTCGTAATGGCCGAAGGCGGCAGCAGCCTGATCGGCTACCGCGCCGCTTTCTCTACGCAGGTTCCGAACGATCTCGACAAGGGCACCAGCACCGGCACCCTCAGCGCGATCATCTTCGGATACTGGCGTGACCTGATGATCGGCCAGTGGGCCGGCGTCGATCTGGTCGTCGATCCGTACACCAAGGCGAAAAACGCGGTGATCAACCTCGTTATCAATTCCTGGTGGGATCTGGCGGTACGTCATCCCGAGAGCTTCGCGGCCATCAAGGATGCCGACCCGGCCATCGCCTAGTAGCATAACGTAACAGCCGGCCCCGCTCGCCCGGGGCCGGCTTACAAATAGACCGAAGAAATGGCAAAAATTAGATTCTTGCAGTCACCGACTGGAAAGCCTTTCAAACTCGCATACAATGCCGGGGAAACCGCCGATCTGCCGGCCGAGCTGGCTCAAAGCCTTATTGATGCAGGCATTGCGGAAAAAGTGGGGGCCTCGGCCATCGAAACCACCAAAAACCCCGCCCCGGCGAAAGCAGAAAAAGCCCTGAGCAAGCGAGGCAAGAAGTCTAAGAAGTAATGGCGAAATACCGCATCATATCAGCACCGGCCACCGAGCCGATTACCGTCACCGAGGCCAAAAACTGGCTGAAGGTAGACTATGCTACTGATGATGCGCTGATCACTAACCTGATTAAAGCCGCCCGCGAACGCGCGGAAAGCTACTGTAATACCGGGTTCATTACCCAGACCGTGGAAGAGCGCCTGGAAGAATTTCCAGACGGAAATATCATCCTCTCACTTTCGCCGGTGATCTCGGTCACCAGTGTAGCCTATACCGATCTGGCCGATGCGAGCGCAACCGTAAGCGCCGACGACTACAGCCTCGTGGCTGCCGCGCCGATCCTCATTCCTGATGATGCGTGGCCTTCCGGCAGCGAGGTGATTATCACCTACGTGATCGGCCGGGGTGCATCCGCAGACGACGTACCTGCCGCGGTAAAAGCCGCGATGCAGCTGATGATTACGCACTGGTACGAAAACCGCGCCGATACGGTGCGCAAAATGCCTACGCAGGCCGAATACCTGCTAAACGCAGTGCGCGAATGGACAACGTAGGACAACTTCGCCACCGCCTAAAGCTAGCCACCAAGGTCGTCACCCGCAACGCCGATTTCGGCGACGAGGTAAAGACCTGGACCCTCAGCGACTGGATT